CGATAAGCTTCGCGACACCGGCATAGTCGGCGTCGCCCTTCATGGCGGTTAGTATCTTTTCCCATGCGCCACCCTCACACGGGGTCTCTCCCGGCGTCGGTTCGTCTATGTGATCAAGAGAATAGATATATTGCCGCGCAGCATAACGGACGCCGTTTTCCTCGTCTGCGCCGCGTCGGCTTGAAATCGAATGAACATTCGTCACAAGGGTGCGCCAAATATTTCCCCAATTCCCACCGTCTGCGGAAAGAGCTTTCGCAATCTGCCAGCCGATCAGGCCGACGGTTGCCTCAAGCCCTGCATCGCTTGCAGGGATAGTAATAACTTCGGTCTTGTCGCCGTTTTCGACTTCGACCTCGATTTTCTGCGTAACGGCGATCTCGATCACAAGCTCAAGCTTATGATTGCCCGCGCGCAAGCTCTTGCCCGTAATGTCGATATTGTCGTCGTCCGTGGTGACGATAATAACCGGCTTGCTCTCGTTTCTCGCAACGAGATTTACCGGATTAATCTTGCTGTCAAAGACCCGATCCTCGGCGAATGTCCGCCCTTTAAGGGCGCGGATTGTTGCAAAGCGAACGGCAAGGGCTGTAAGGCTCATCGGTTACCATCCAGAACAAGAGAAACAATAATATCGCCACGGTCGGAGCTTGCCGGTGCGCGAGACACTTTGTAAGGCGGCTCACTCGGCCGCTCAATCATGCGGACGCGATCCCCTTCGCGAAGTTCGTACGAGATTGCGGCATACACTTCGGGGCGGAGCCATATAGCCGCGTCTCTCTGCGTAAATCGCGTTGTCGTGTTGATCTTCGAGCCTTGCCGCGAGCCGTCGAGAATATCCGTTTTCGGCGTGAGCGCGATGATCGCATAAACCTTAACAATTTTGCGGGAGGGGTCGGTGAGGTCAACAGAAAGCTCGCCCTGTATAAGCGGTTCAATCTGTACGACCTCACCAAACTCGCGTTGCACCGCCCTAAAGGCGGTGCGTGCTGCGAGACTGTTTAAGCGCATGGCGATTACCGCTTGCCGCGCAAGAGAACCTTCGGACGCGTGCAATATTGCAGCGCGTTCATCTGAGTATCCAGATTAATACCCTTGTCGTTCTGCATACGGTACTGCTTGGTATAGAGACGCTGACCGATTGTATTTACTGTGTCGATGTAATCGGCAGGTGCAAACGCAGTTTTAAACAGCCCCGGAACACCGGTCGGGAAGAAGTTCGCTTTATCGCTTTCGATGAAGGTTTTTCCCTCAATGATACCGCCGCGATAGTTTTCCCAGACAATGCCACCAAACTCAAAGATGCCGTAGCTTGAACGGTTCGGGCCGATATAGCCCTCGCGCAGAATTTGAGCTTCCGACCAGCCTTTAAAGGTTTCGCGAACTTCCGGATGCGAGAGCAGATCATCAAAGAAATCATCACCGACAAAAGAATGAATACCGGTGAACGGTACGCCGCCAAGAATGTCAGACATTTTGCGGACGATTGAAGCGCATTTCTTACGGAGGATACCCTCGGCAGGGTTCGCGGCAGCGAGGGCGAAATCGATCTCGTTTTCCTGCTTAACGCCAAACTCGTGAAACAAATTAAGCGTTGTGCCATCCGCATAGGTAACGATACCCTTTACTGCACCGAGGCGGGCATGTTCTTCGGTGACAGCAAAATTAATGACGTGGGTTTGTTGGCGCTGACCGACTTTCGTCATAACGGTTTCGAGTGCACGCTCGGTTCCAAAGGCACGAACGCCTTGTACTTCCTCTGCATACACCGCATCGTTAATTTCGAAATGCGGGATGATCAGAGAACGCAAATCGCGTTTTTCTTTAGCGATTGTCGTACCCGGCGCACCACGAGGGGTCGGAGGTACGATAGTCAGAATATCGCCCTTCTTTTCAATGGCGATTGTCGTTGTATCGACGCCGCTACCGGTGAAAAGTCCCATTTCGCCAATGCGGCCCGGCTTGTATTTCAGTTCATTGATTGCGTCGGTCAGATTGGCAACCGAGAACGCATCGTTATTAAAAATATCCAACATCTGCGATGTCTCCAAAAGAAAAAATTACGTCGAGACGTTGGAGCGTCAGCGAACGAGAATACCGACGGAGGCGAGATCGGCGGTTGCCGCTGCCTTCTGTTCGGCGGTTACGTCTTCCGGCCAAGCGAGGCACTGGCCGTTCACTTCGGCATCGCGGAAAATCGCGGCGATCTTGACGGTTTCACCAGCACCGGTAACGGCCGGATAAATGGCGACCGCTACAGCCTTTTCGCTGCCGTCGTCGCCTTCCGGATCATATGCGACGGCGTGGTAATCGCCCGGTGTTTCAACGCCGACATCGATATCAAAGCTATCGCCCGCAGCGAAAGCCGTCGCGCCCGCAGTGATCGTAAACTTGATTTCTTTGTTGAACGCTGTCCCAACGGTCGCGTTTCCGAGACTTGCTCCGGTCGGGCTTGCTACGGCGAAAACCGTGTCCGAGGCCGCGGTCGCGGTATAGGTGCCGTTCTTTGCTTTTGAAGAAACGGCCGGTGAAGCCATATCCAGAGTACCGTTACCGGTGTTACCGGAACCCGCCGCGACCGAGGTCGTAACACCGCCGTCTTGCGCGAGCAAAGCCAAGAGAGCGCCCGGGTCGATCTTCTGGTTTTCGCCAATGGTGACGCCTTCACGGGATCGCTGGCCGTTGGCCTCGTTCAAAATAAATTCTCCCGCGTGGCGCGGTTCGTTGAACACTTTAGACATTGTTCAAATTCTCCAATAAGAGGGATTAATCACAGCGGATCGCGTGCGCCTGAAGGCGCGCTCGCGATCACATACCGGCGTTCAGTTTGCTCGTGACCTTGCCCCACGACGCTTTCGTCTTTTCGGCGGAGGTCTGCGGTTGGTCTGCTTTCGGGTCGAAAGTTACAAGGCCGCCAGATGCTTCGCTTGAGCGCGGACCTGTCGGCTGTGGCTGCTGCTGTTCGCTTTCCGTGGTCTGCTCAGTTGTCGAGGCAGTCAGGCCAGCGAGAGCGCCTTTCACAACATCAGCCGACAGGTCGGTCGTAAATGCGAGGTGAGCCGCCGAGGCTTCGCGGCCTTTTGCTTCCGGCAGGTTCAAAATCGCCTGAATACGGCTACGTTCTGCCGTTGCACCAATCTTTTCGCCTTCCTTGCGCGCAGCTTCAATCTGTTCATTTTCCATCTTTGCAGTCCTTCTGTTGGTTGTTGGCGAAGGGCTGCGCCCTGCCAGTTCTGCGATTACCGCCTCGTAAGTGCCGATGCGATTAGCCATTCCGGCCGCTACTGCGGCCGATCCGATAAGTACGTCGCCACCGCCAAATTTGGCGATCACGTCGTCGGGCTTCACCCCTCGACCACTTGCAACCGTGGCGATAAAAACGTCTGCGAGAGCATCAATCGTGTTTTGAATACGTGCTTTGCCCTCATCTGTTGAAAGGTCTGTCCGTTTGCCGGGAGACTGCGAGGAAATGAACTCTCGCCGTCCAGCTTCCGCGTCTTTCTTACTCGTGTCCTGAAAGGCCGCACGAACGCCGATAGACCCGAGGATCGCAGTTTCAGCGATCACTATCTCGGTAGCCTGAGAGGCAAGCCAATATCCGGCCGACGCCGCCGATCCGCCGACATAAGCGATAATCGGCTTTACAGCCTTGCCTGCTCTGATCGCTTTCGCCAACTCGTCAACGCCGGTCACTTCACCGCCCGGTGTATCGAAATTGATGATGATTGAACGATACGAGGGATTATCGAGAGCGGCTTGCAGATCGCGAGCCATAATGTCGTACGAAGTTGCCCCCGAAATCGACGTGAAAAGGTTCGCGCGGCGGAACAACGGGCCGCGCGCCTCAATGATTGCGACCGATCCCCGCTCATGCAGGCGCTCGGCTGTGGCTACATGTTTTGATCGGTACGCTTCGAGCGCTTCGATAGAAACATTATTTTCACGGGCGGCAACAGAGAGGACGAGCTCCAGCCCTTCGGCTGTAATCGCCCATGGCTCCGCAAGCGCCGCCTGTAAGGCACGCGTTTCGGGCATAGACTTTTCCTTTGAGGTGTTAGTACCGGCGCGAGCCGCCTCGGATCGCGAAGCGGCGATT